CTTACCACCTATCTTGCGCCGAGCGTCCATTCTACGAGCGATTGGAATCTTACGTCTCGTGAGAATTCCTATGCGTTTGTTAAGACGCTTCAGGCGTTTTTGAATTGCCATTCTTCTGACGATGGGTAACTGACTGGCAGACTTGCCTTTGGATAACTTGCGAAAGATTTCGCCTCTCGCTTGTTTGCGCGCACGCCTCTGTAGCGTTTTTTTATCCGCCGTCCTTCTCAGAGCACGTCTACGCGCCATCTTCATGACTGCCTTCTTGCGCTTGAGCATTCTTCCTGCTTTTCTGCGCTGGGCAACACTAAGATCTTCAGTGAATTCTTTAAAACTTAACAACTCTTTTCCTCGTAATTCCCATGTAATATAATTAGTCAACTGGATATATTTATACCTTTTAATTTCTAGATGATGACTGCCACCCTTTCAGTATATCTGGCGAGAAGTTATTGTATGAAAACTCCATGCGGTCAACCAGTTTAACCGCGTCGCCCTTCAACTTATCAATCGCTACGAAACCTTCGGCGCCAGTTACCTTGTAACCTTGACTAGTCCGTACGAAGGTATCGATATTTGACAGTTGATTTAGTTTACCAATGAGTTTGAGTTTAACCTCAACGATGAGTTTCTGTAACTCGAACATATTCTCTAACGAAGCACGATTGGTGGGCGAGAAGAATTTCAATATCTCCTGCATTTTTTGTATCTGCGCTTGTTGCCCTTTATCGGTCTTGCGTTTTGCTGCCTCTGCTTTGTACTTGTCCTTCACCCAACGAAGGAGTGCAGAAGTATGCTTTTTGGTATCGCCGATGACCTGCCCCCTGCGAACATACGTGTTATTGAACTGCTCGATCATTTGAGCAAGTTGCTGATTCCCCTCAAGTTCGCGAAGAGTAGAACCGGATACTTTATTGAACAACTTGCCTATCTGCGACAACTTTTCGTCAACTGCTTTGGTTTCCCTTTTGTTAAAAGTAGCAACTGAAAGGTCGCGTAGCATAGCATCTTGTGACCAAACCTTTTTACTGCTTTTGAGTTTGCTCACGTCAACACCATAGGACGCTTTCATTGATTCGAAGCTCTTGCCTTTGTAAGTGGTATGCCATACAATGCCGATGCGTGCCGAGCGAACTTGCTTAGCGGCATTGCTCTTAGAAGGAATAGCATAGACAATAGTATTAGGGTGGAAAGTAACATAACTTTCTCCGCTTATCTTTTTAGTTGAAATATCCCCAGGACCAAACAAGAAGTCTCCCTGAATGACACCTTTAATGCCAAGCGCAGGGAGTTCTTCGAGGGCAGCGTTGAGTTTGGTATTCAGGTCTCCGGACGTATCAGCATCAACGTCTGCTTTTGTCTTATAGACCTTGGGGTTCTTATTGAATATGCCTTTCTTTGCTACGAAGAACTGACCGTCAGTCGGATCGATCCCCGCAAAGATAGCAGGGGCACCGTCCCACTTTACTGATACGTCACTAGCACGTTCGCCTTTCAAGACGTCACGTAGTTCCCGTAGAGCATTGATCGCCTCACGTGTACCGCTGACACCGCCATAGAGAACCTTGTCCTCGATGTGTGTCATGTGAGTGTTCTTTTGCTCTGTAATGAATTCAGAAAAATTTATCATATCAAATTGCCAGCAGAATCATATATGTCAATCAAGCGTCCTGTCAAATTATTGTCAACGTCACTATCTAAATTGTTTACTCGTTCAACCAGATTGGCGATGCTCAGTAAGTCAGCGTCGCCAGACAATGTTGACATATTGTTGAACTTGTCAATGAACTGATTAAAATTATCAGACGAGTCGAGTAATACCAATGCCATTACTTATTATCCCAGTATGTCTTACTCAGTTCGCCACGGTTTGCGTTAGCATCACCAGCGTCCTTCGGTATTCTGCGCACCTGCGTATACACCTGATGCGTTCCGTCAGTGCGCACGCCTCCAGTCTGTTTTAACCACAGCGGTCGTAGAGGACTTCCTGCCCCAGGATCGGGTGGACTATTCTGATATTCCCAGTTAGGATTGTTTGGTATGCTTTGCCAGGACATCTTTCTTCCTTAGTTATCTACCAAGATTAAATCAAAGATTGCACCATTACCACAGGTGCCGCTTGTCTCAACATCGACTCTCAGGTCGGTTTTTTCAGCAAATACCAGAGGCACAGGATAATCATAGTCTACTGAGTTACCACCTTGTGTGCCCCACTGCCCCTTCAGATTGAAACCGCTTCCAAATGGTCTTGCAAACAACTTAAACTTTACTGGAGCATTTGACTTGTCCATGCTTCCCTGAAACTTCAACAGGTATCCAGTCTTGCCAGCAGGGATCGTGTAGACTGCCATAAGAGTCTGCCCGTTTCCAGTAAGAATCTTTGCTGCTAGATTACCGCCTTGATTAATTGTAACATCACCAGCATTGCTCACACTAGTCATACGTGCACGAAAGATACGAGAAAACGTCACCGCACCAGTCGAACCGATATTGACATTTTCTGTAACTTGGTTATAGTCGCCATCGAGTCCTTGAATCTCTACTTCTGCTCCTGTATCCCCACCAGCAGTAGAAGTCATCGTTACAACTCCAGCAGCAGGATAAGGATAGATCGCAGTGGTGTTGTTTGCATCCCAAACTGTGGCAGTTCCGTTCTGATCTGTGCCAGTATAACCGAACTTGTTGATATGAGAATAACCATCTACTTCGCCAGCAGCAATCGGAATATTAGATGCTGAACCAAACGAGTTGATGATGTTGCCGTCTTTATCACCAAGCATGACAACTTCGTATAAGGTTCCGTTGTTGGACAGTAATTGATTTTTATCTTTATTGAACTGGGCCATTAATATTGCTCAAGAATTGTGTTGTACTTCTATTTATAACAATCCCCAAACGAATACAGCGATGCCCGATATGCCACAAACGGCAGCAACGATTATCCACTTCCGAATCTTACGGGAGTACTTATCTTCTACCCAAGGGTAGAATTCTAAATCTTCGCTAGTCATAATTCTTACCTACACGCTTCATAAATTTCATTTTCTAGGGAGTATGCTTCTGCTTCCCAAGGTTGACGGGCAAGCGCCATATTGCTTCGCCACTTATATATATTCTTACCCCAGATTACCTCGTACCCATTACCCTTCTCGACGTCTCTTAACTTGCCGCTAAGATATTGCTTCGCGTGTACGAGCTCGTGCGCACACGTGCGCAGGCGCGTCTCTTTGTCCACTAACTCGCCGAAAGACCTTACCGCCAGTTCAATCTGAACGTTCTTCCTATCCCCAACGCAACTACCGTAGCACTCATCGTCAAGACTTCGCTTCACGTCTATGATGATTTCGGCGTCATACCTGAAGAGGTCAAGGTAGAAGCATGCTTTGATGGCGAAGTCGCTCAGATAACGTGGGCGGTCTGGCAAACATAAGTTTAATTTCTGTTTCATAATAAAGATCCAAATATCAAGTAAGTAGATAACGCGACCAACATCAAGTTTATGACACCAACCAACGTGCGACTAATCCAACTGAATATCGCATAAAAGACTAGTGCAACCATATTGAATAACACGAGTATAACAACCGTGGGTTCTGGTGCCCATTGATTCAGAGGCAAGATCCATGTCGTCGAACCCGTTGCCCATGCGCCTATCGCATACAAAAAATAATTGAAAGATACAAAAGAAGTGCTGAACATATCAATACCTCAAGAATTCTGCCTATCATATTCCTCGCGGAGTTCAAGGAAGCGACCTATCCAGTCGTCCCTGCGCTCCTGAAAGACCTGTGTCTCGCCTTCCTCGGTCGTGATGACCGTGACTAGGTTTGCTACAGGTATGCCTGTCACCTCCTCGAACATAACCGCATACGCCGACTCCTGAACGAAGTAGGACTCGATTCTGCTACGCCCCTTTGCTTTCTTGGCGGTCTTCCAGTCGATGACTGATAGTTTACCGTCAAACTCAGCGATCATATCCACCGTCCCTGCTGCGCGCAGGTGCTTCGAGTACATTTGCCCCTCGATCATACGCACGTTATCTATGTGGTCGTCAGCGACCTTGCGGAGGCGACTGAAGAGGTCAAGGTGCATTGGGTTATCATTCCTCAACTCCTTACCCTGCACGTAGTCCTCGATGAGCAGGTGGGCGGCAGTACCTCGCCCTGCCGCTTGACGGGAAATCTTATTTGCCGTCTCCTCGCCTACCCTTCGCCGCCACTCATGTAGTGCCTTCTTCTTTGCCTTGTCTGCCCCAAGGACTGACGTGACTGAAGGGAAAGGAACTGGATGCTCCTCCCCCTCGATCACATAGTGACGCTTTCCGTTGATATTGACACGCTTCAGTTTGGGAATCTCTGTGATGAGATTCAGTTTAAACGGCATCGAGTAACCTCATAAATTCAGCGGCGACTTCGCTCTTCTCAGGTTTGAGCGTCACGAACTTTCGCCGCGTGCGTTGAAAAAATCTGGGTGAACTCATGAACTCCCAAGTGCCACCCTCCTTACGATACGCAACCATCTTACCTTGATCGTTGAGCGCATACGTGTGATTGGGAACAGCGTATTCACACCGATCCCACACAGTTATCTCCTTCAATATCTTCATTACAGGTACTCTGGACCAGTCCAGCGTACCCATGAGAAGTCACCCTGAAGGATGTTGCCTCGTGGTTTGTTGCGAGCAGGTGCCGACCAAGTTGCTGCCTTGAGGATATCTCCTGCCTTGAAGTCCCACTTCCCTTCCTTCTTTGGTTCGTCTTCCTTGACGATGAAACCCCAAACCATCTTTTGGTTGCCCAACTTTTTGGTCACCTTGATGTACTTTCGACCTTCTTCAAAGTCGATGCCAGCGTGAAACAGGTCAACTTGACTTCTGTCCTCTGGATTAGGTCGCGCACGACGAGCAAAGTCGTCAACGATCCAGTCTACGAGGTTGTCCAGTGCTTCATTCATTTGATCGGTCATTAGAAGTTCTCCAGAGCGCCAGTGTTAAGATCACGCATTTCAAGTACCACGTAATCCACATTTACATTCTTGGTAACGAGTCCTGCCCAAGTGCAGGCATCGTCCCAGGACATGAAACCCATCTTGTCAGTGTGGGTGGTGCCTTCCAGAGTACCACTCAGAAAGTATCGGTCGAACTCGACCTGACAGGGGTACGCGCTCACAGGGGTATTCACTACAAAATTTGATAACATATTACGATTCCCT